AACTTTTGGTAATTCAGTTTTCTGCCATTTATTATTTTCAAATTTATGAGTGCTTTTAACTTTTGGTAAAGCTATTTTTAAATTTTGAATTTCATATACTTCACCTATTGTACCATCTTTACTAATAACAACAACATCATGTTCTTTATTATAACCATATTCCCATTTATTATAACGATTCATACGTTTAATAATTTTAGGTTTTATATGATTATCTAATACTTTATATAAAACTTGCTTATACATTACTTAGATCTTCTTTCTGCAAAGCCACCAAAAGTTTTTTCTTTTTTAGGTTCTTCTTTTGGTTTATCTTCTAGCATATTTTGTTCTTCTTCAATACGATTAAGTATTTCTAAAGCGTCAAATATAGCTAGTTTTTTTGTTGCAGCAGCATTTTTAAGTCTATCTGCAGATATATCTGGTCCAAAATCTATAATAGGTTCTTTAGCAACTTTAATTAATTCTTTAATTGCTATTCGCCCAGCTTGGATTATATTCTTTTTCGTTTCCTTTGTACTCATACTTAATTACAATATCATTTGATTTCATACAATAAATTCTTTTACCATCAATAATAAACTCCCATTCTCTGCCTGGTTTATAACCAATTAGATCTCCTGGATAAATCTTATGTGCCTCTAGTTCATTATTACCTATTTTAAGTATACCAACACACTTTTTTTCAATATCAACCGTTAGATTGTTTGTTTCTTTTATAGGCATTACAAAACATCTATTCATAAAAGGCAACCATTTATTGTCTTTTTTATATAAATATACTTGATTTGGTTTACAAAAATATAAATCTTCTTTAAAATATTGACTACTATTTCTTTCTTTTCCTCTTACATCATACCATCTTCTAAATATATTATGATGTATTATTATTTCATCACCTTTTTTTATAACAGTTTTATATGCTAAAGGCACTGAAATAACAGTAGCATGCCGACTAACCATCTTATGATCTTCTATATTAGAATTAACAATAAGTGTTTTATCGCCTACTTTAATTTTATTATTATACCTTTCATTTGTAGGTGTAACAATAAAGTCGTATATACTGTTCATTAATATTCTAAATCATATTCTACTGAAATAGCCATATTGGAATTAAATTTTTTCCAAGGCATTACTTCAGTATCTTTTTTTATATAAATGTTATAAGAATTATCTTCTTCATTGAAACTAATACTGCATATTAAATGACCTCCATATACTTGCTGGCCTAAAGAATAATGCATAGCATCGTTTTTGTAATCAGCACCAATACTAATTTTTCTTATAACTGAATCCATTTTTATTTTTCTTCAGTCTTTTCTTCTTCTTTTATTTCTTCGTAAGTACCATCAGATAAGTTAATATTAACTTGACCATACTTATCTTCTAATTCTTTTTTAGTTACATCTAACTCTTTTAAGAATTCTGAATAAGCTTTCATTACCTCAGCTTTTTTAACTTCTAATGAACCTAAATCTAAAACACACTGTTGTAATTTACCAGTTTGTTCTTTTACTGTTTCTAATTCTTGTTCTTCAATTTTGTTTACTTTTTCTGCCATTTTATTAAATTTTAATTATTATTATTACTATATTTATAGTTACTTGTTAACTTATACTTTTACTTTTTAAATATATTACTCGCCTTTTCTGTCGTCCGTCCGCCGAAATAGGCTAAGACAACCGCCATCATAACCTTCTCAAAAGTATCATTCCATAATTCATTTATATGAAAAGGTATTGTTTCTACACTATCTAATATACCTGCAAAAGAAAATACAACAATACACCACACTAAGACTAACGGACGCACGTTTTTAGACATCCAAGAGTCTGACATAGAATCTGCTTGCCATCTTGAAGTAATAGCTTCAATTTCTTTTGTTTGTTGTTCGTAGATTATTTGTTGTAATTTTATCTTATCGTCTGCTGGAGCATCGGCTTTTGTTATAGCTTCTATTGCTTCTTTTGGTGATGTTACACCTTGTAATACATTTCCTAATGTAGGATTTATTACCGATGCAGCACCGAACAATAGTTGTCCAACGGTTGTATCTTTAAATTTCTTTTTACTCATAATGCTTCGTAAGGATCTGTCTTGTTATACGCTTCTTTTTCCCAAGGTAAATCAGGATTACCTTCAGCCATATCATCTCTTGAATATTTTTTACCTTTCCAATACACTGCTTCGTCATCATACCATAGATCTCCTCTTTTCATTTGATCTAAGTGTATTTTCTCATGCTCTATTACACTTTGCTCATCATGCCCTGGTAAACCTTCAGCAACTAATATAGTACCGTTTTTATTAGCTTTACCTAAGCATCCTTCTTCTAACTCTCTTTCATAAATTGGAGGTTGAGGCGTAAACGGGGGTTTCATTTTAAAAGCCATATTAATTTGAAAGTTTTTTACTTAACCAAGAACCTATTTTAGCAGTTAAAGCTACTGGAGCTACAGAAGCGCTTGTATATACTTTTCCACCACCAGTTCCTCCTTCGCTTGAAGGTTTAGTAACATAGTTATACGCGTCTTTTACTTTTTCTGTCCAGCTACTTTTACCACCTCCACCTATTTGTTGAATTACTTGTCCACGCTTATTATACTTATATAAATTTCTATTAGCTGTATTAGCCGTATTTATAACATTCATAATGTTTTGACCTTTTTTTAGGTTTTTAACATATGGAGCATATGTAGACATATTCATCGCAGCATCTTTTATATTTTCTATTCCTGTTTTCTCTTCTTCTTCTGGTAAATATTTTTTATTTATTAATTGACCTCCAACAATATCTGTACCACCTCCAGATTGACCTATTTCTGCACCAGCGTTAGAAGCACTTTGAAACAATACTAAAGGAGGAACAAAATCGCTGGCTGTTTGATTTACAAAAGCTTTTGGATTTGATGTTAATGTTTTATAAGCTTCTGCATCACCTTGATTAAATGCGTTAGTTGTTTTTCTTAATCCAGTAAAAAAATCACTGCTGTCGCCTTTTACTGATTCACTAAATTCTTTAGATTTTTCATTACCAAATAAACCTTTAAGATGTTCAAACACGTACATTGGATTATTAACAGCTGTCAACATATCTACTTGCCAATCATCTCCTACATTTTTGTCAGCATAATCATGATATGCTTCTCTAAATTTAGCATTATTTTTATACATACTACCTATTTCTTCCTCGCTATACTTAGACATATCATTCTGGCTTTGATTAAAAAAGTCTTCTGATTGTTTACTTTGAATTCTATTTTTTCTAATTACTTTTTCTTCGTCACTTAACGTGTCAAAGTCATCTCCATAATTAAGTTCAGCAGTAGAAATTTTATTGTTTTCCTCAATAATATTATCATTATCAGGATTAGTGTTTACTTCAAAGCCAAAAGTTTGCGTAGGTTCTTCCTTATAATCAGGATCCATAATGCTTTTTGCACCATTATTATTTAACGGTGACACTGCGCTTAATCGCGAAACTCCCCACTTTTGAATATAAGGCATAATTATCTATTCTTAGCTAGTTTTCTAAGGGTTTTAGCCATAGTATATCTTTTACTACCTGGAGGACAACTTGAACTACCAAATTTATCTCCTGTGCAAACTCCTTTAGTACCATTTTCCTCGACTTTATCAAATGCGTTTTGTATCCATTCTTTGTCACTATTTAAAGGAGATGTTTTTCTACTAAGAGGATTATTTTGTGTATAAGGCATAACTATTTTCTTTTTCTACCGTCATGACCACAAGCTGCTTTTTTTAAAGCACTACCGTGATCTAATTCAGGAATATAATTCATTAAATCAGCACGTTGTTGTTCTATTCTAGCGTCGTCTCTTTGTCTAGCTGCTTCAATACCTGCAGCATGTCTCAGAACAGCGCTATCATCATATGAAGAAGATCTTTTTGGTCCTAAATGTTCTCCAGATTCTGAATGCTTTTCATTTTTAGCATGTAAACCTCCTTGAAAATCATTTAAAGGTGAACTCATTCTTGATAAACCTTCTTTCTTTTCATCGTGTTTAACGTCTTGAGCTAGGTTAGTAATATGTTGCTCGTCACGAGTTTGTCTAGCGTCTTTATCTGCTACGTGAAACTTTTGATCATCTTTAATATCTCTTTTAAGATAATCCATGTGAGCTTTATCGTCTCTAATTGCTGCTTTCACATTTGACTTTGTAATGTGAGTATGCATGTGTTTGTGTATTGGATGTCCCATTTTATTTTTTTTTAAT